TCGTACATTCGATACTTGGTCTCCTACTATTATTAACGACACAGACTTCAAGGTTCGTAACGCAATGGAAAGATGGATGAATGGTATTAATGCACACTCTGCTAATACTGGTCTGACATCTCCTACTGATTACGAAGCAGATCTTATTGTTGAGCAACTCGACAAAGACGAAGCTGTGTTGAAAACATATAACTTTAGAGGTTGTTTCCCTACAGCTATCTCTCCCATCGATCTATCATATGGATCAAATGATGATATAGAAAGATTTTCTGTAGAATTCCAAGTACAATACTGGGAATCTGACACTACTTCTTAACACACTATAAATAAAAGAAGGGCCTTTTTTGGCCCTTCTCAGTTTATTCAAAGGTTTTAAAATGGCTGAACAAAACGGCATTACATTATTTGGTTTTGAGATAAAACGTAAGAAAGACGTGGCTAAAGAAAAGCTGCAGTCCATTGTTCCTCCTACTGATGAGGATGGTGCTGGTTACGTTACTGCTGCAGGAGCTCATTACGGTCATTACATAGATATAGATAATAACGACTACGCTAAAGACAATGTCCAAATGATACGTAGGTATCGTGGATTGTCTATGCATCCAGAAGTTGACGCTGCTATTGAAGAAATAGTAAATGAAGCTATTAGTACTTCTGAGCTTAAATCTTCCCTGGCATTAAACATGGATCAGGTNGANGGTGTAAGNGAACANATAGAAAAATCAATTAAACAAGAATTTGAACANATTGTTTCTATGTTGAACTTTAATGANNATGGTCATGATATGTTNAAGCGATACTACATNGACGGCAGAATGGTCCACCACCTAGTTGTTAATGAAGACAATCCTAAAGAAGGTATCCAAGAGATACGAGCCATCGATGCTGCTAAAATTAGAAAAGTTAAACAGGTAAAGTCTAAAAAGGATCCTGTAACAGGCGCTAAGATTATTGAAAATGTTGACGAGTTTTTTATATACGAAGAGAAACCAGGTCAACAGGCTTCTGGTGTAAAACTTACTCTTGATTCTGTTAGCTATGTCACATCTGGTCTACTAGATGAAAATCGTAAGAAAGTAGTATCACATCTTCACAAAGCTATGAAGCCAATCAATCAGCTTCGTATGATGGAAGATTCACTTGTTATTTACAGACTTGCCAGAGCGCCAGAAAGACGTATATTCTATATTGATGTTGGAAACTTGCCTCGCGGTAAGGCTGAAGAATATATGAAAAACATTCAGACTAAGTATCGTAACAAACTTGTCTATGATGCTAATACTGGTGCAATTCGTGATGATAGAAAACACATGTCAATGCTTGAAGACTTCTGGTTACCTCGTAGAGAAGGTGGCCGTGGTACTGAGATTTCAACGCTACCAGGTGGTGAAAATCTAGGACAAATTGACGATATTATATACTTCCAAAAGAGAATGTATCGTTCATTAAATGTTCCTATCAATAGATTAGAACAAGAGCAGCAATTCTCTTTAGGTCGCACAACTGAAATTAACAGAGATGAAATAAAGTTCCAGAAGTTTATTGACAGACTTCGTCGTAGATTCTCCACACTGTTCCTCAATACTTTGAGTAAGCAGCTGATCCTTAAAGGAATTGTAACTCAAGAAGATTGGGATAATTGGAAGAATGACATTATGGTTGACTTTATTAGAGACAACCATTTTACAGAAATGCGTGATACAGAAATCATGCGTGAGCGTTTACAGACAATGGATATGATCCAACAATATGTTGGTGAATTCTATTCAAAAGAATGGGTAATGAAAAATGTACTTATGCTAGATGATGAGGAAATTGAAAAAATGAAAGAACAAATTCAAGATGAAATGGCATCAGGTGAAGTAGAAAATCCTGCCGATCAAACAGATGGAGAAAATAATGGAAATCAGTGATATGATTAATCATATTCAATCAGGTGAAATGACAAAAGCTAACGCTATGTTAAATGACATGTTGGCTCAGAAACAAGCTGCTGCTTTAGATCAAGAGAAAATTTCTATAGCTCAAACTATATTTAATGGAACAGAAGAAGATCCTGAAGATGAGCAACTCGAATTAGATATTGAAGATGAAAGTATTGAAGATGACGAGCCTGAGACAATTGATACAACGGCTGAAGAAGATTTAGAAGACGAAGAATTGACAGAATATGAATTTGAAGACGACGAAAATTAAATTTTTATAAATAAATCTAAGGTAATTAAATGACTCTGACTTTTGGAGAATTAAAAGAAAAACTTGGGAGACACCCATCAGGTGAAATGGTCTTTAGTAAAAAAATAGACCGTATTCCAGTTATGATTCATAAAGAAAAGGCAGGGTTTGTTGTATACATTGATGGTGATAGGCTTGATGCATATAAGAGTCAGCAACAAGCTGAAAGAATGGCCAAAGAATTTGTAAAACAATACAAGGGTTAAACATGAAACTGATTGCAGAATATAACGAAAACAACATCGAGTTTCTGTCTGAAGCAAGAGAAGGTGGTGGCAAGAACCACTTCATTGAAGGTGTGTTTGCGCAATCAGAAACGAAGAACAGAAATGGACGTATTTACGAAAAACGGGTTATGGAAAAAGCCGTTAACAAATATGTCGAAGAACAGGTTAAAACTAAGAGAGCAGTTGGAGAGCTAAACCATCCAGATGGTCCAACTGTTAACTTAGATAAAGTTTCGCATCTTATCGAATCATTAGAAATGAAAGGTAATGATGTGATTGGAAAGGCACGCATATTGGATACTCCAAATGGACAGATTGTAAAAGGTCTGTTAGATGGCGGAGTACGGTTGGGTGTCTCAACTCGTGGTATGGGAAGTCTTGAGCAACGTAACGGCGCCATGTATGTCAAAGATGACTTTATGTTAAATACAGTTGACATCGTGCAAGATCCATCTGCACCAACAGCTTTTGTAAATGGAATAATGGAAGGTGTAGACTGGGTTTGGAACAACGGCGTTATTGAACCTCAAGTTATTGAAAAAATGGAGACTGAAATTAAAAAAGCTCCACGTGCTGATCTCTATGAGACTCAGGTTCGTGAGTTTAAAAATTTCCTCTCGTTAGTAAATTCTAAAGTGTAAGGAGTCAAACATGACTGATCAAATCGAAGACCAGGATGTCGAGCTCGACGAGGAAATCGAAGAAGCTCACGATCCAAAGAATGCTGAAGCAGCATCTGTTGCATCTGTCGACAAAGCTGGCAACGCTACTAAAAAAGCGCCTGCCCGCAAAGGAGATAAAAATGTAAAAGATGAGCCAGCAGCTCAAGGTGTACCTGCAAAGGCACCTCAGCAAGAGTCTGTAGACATTGACGCAGACTTCTCAGATGATCTGAACGCACTGGTAGAATCCGAAGCAACTCTCTCAGAGGGTTTCAAGGAGAAAGCCGCTGTAATCTTTGAAGCAGCTATTAAGTCAAAGCTGTCTGAAGAAGTAGATCGTCTTGAAGCAGAATATCAAGCTGAACTACAAGAAGAAATTACTCGTACTAAAGAGGATCTTGTAGAAAAGGTTGATTCATATCTTAACTACGTGGTTGAGCAGTGGATGGAAGAAAACAAACTTGCAATCCAATCTGGCTTACGTACAGAAATTGCAGAGAACTTCATGGGATCATTGAAAGATCTCTTTGTAGAATCATACATTGAGGTTCCAGAATCCAAAGTAGACCTAGTAGACGAATTGGCAACTGCAAACGAAGAGCTNGAAGAGCAAGCGAATGCAGCACAAGCCAAAGCTATGGAACTTGCAGAACAACTGGAAGGTTACAAGCGCGCAGCAATTATTGCTGAAGCTTCCAAAGGCCTTGCAGACACGCAAGCAGAAAAGCTAGCTAAACTTTGCGAAGATGTAGATTTTGGTAACGAAGAAACATTTGCTTCTAAAGTTGCTACTATCAAAGAATCATACTTCTCAAAGAAATCTACTCAAACCGTAACCGAAGAGATTGATGACACAGATGAGCCAGAAGTAATTGAAGAAAATTCTTCAATGGCAACATACATCAATGCACTTCGTAAAACGTCACAAAAATAAGGAGCTCCACAAATGGAAAGCTATGATCGTTTGATCGAAAAGTGGGCCCCAGTACTTAATGAAGAGTCAGCGGGTCAAATTAAAGACCATCACCGTAAAGCTGTTACAGCTGCTGTGTTGGAAAACCAAGAGAGAGCACTTCGCGAAGAGCGTTCTCAGTATAACTTCTTGTCAGAAGATGCACCAGCCAACAACACAGCAAACGTTGCTAACTGGGATCCGGTATTGATCTCACTCGTTCGTCGTGCAATGCCAAACATGATGGCATATGACGTATGTGGTGTTCAGCCAATGTCAGGACCAACTGGTTTGATCTTCGCAATGAAATCAACCTACAAAACAACTCGTGGTGGCGCAACAAGCGGCGATGAGGCACTGTTCAACGAAGCAATCACAGGCTTCGGTGGT